ATGTGTCCTCAGTGCGGATATGAGTACGTTCCCGGCGCTTGACATAGGAGAATTGACACATGGCTGGGTACACTCGCGAGATCGACACGATCCAAAAAGATCATCAGGCTGCTGAACTTCGCGTCATCGGTCTGACCTATCAACAGATCGGCGATCGACTCGGCTACTCACGCCAAGCCGCTTACCAAGCCGTCGCTCGAGCCATCGCTGACATACCGCGCATGGCGACCGAGGAACTGCGAACCCTCGAACTGGAGAAACTCGACGACCTCGAGCGCAAACTCAGGATCATCCTTCAGAAGAATCACTACAAGGTCAGCGCTTCAGGCAAGGTCGTAACGCACGAAGGCGAGCCAGTCGTCGATAGCGGTCCAGAAATCCAAGCCATTCTCGGCATCCTTAAGGTGATCGACAAGCGTGCCAAACTGTTAGGCCTAGACGCACCGACAAAGGTGGAGACTGAGGTGACGGTCTTCGATGGGACAGGGGAGGTGGAACGTGAACTCTACGAGCGAGCGCTTGCTTGGCGCCAGTGGCAAATTAACAACGGCGGAGCGAGTGATCGGGCGGCACTTCCTCTGGCAGGACAAGGCGAGACCGGAACAGAAGCCACCGACTGACGACAACTGGACGACGTGGCTCTACCTTGCAGGCCGAGGCGCCGGCAAGACTCGCAGCTGCGCGGAGTGGCTGGCTTGGAAGGCCATCGAAACCCCGAACACTCGATGCGGCATCATCGCTCGAACCTTCGGTGACGCTCGAGACACCTGCGCCGAGGGTGAGTCAGGCATCATCTCGATCCTGCGTCAGTACGGACAACTCAAGACGTGGAACCGAAGTCTCGGCGAGATCATCCTGAACAACACCAGCCGGATCAAACTCTTTAGCGCTGAGGAGCCTGACCGCCTACGTGGTCCTCAGCACGAATATATCTGGGCTGACGAGTTAGCCGCGTGGCAATACTCCGACGCATGGGATCAAGCCCAGTTCGGTCTCAGACTCGGCAAGCACCCTCAGGTGGTCATCGCCACAACACCTCGACCGACCAAGATCCTGAAGACGATCATGGCCGACGAGCACACCGTCATCAGCCGAGGAACGACCTACGACAACCTCTCTAACCTCGCGCCTACCGTCGCCACCGCTATTCTCGGCAGATACGAAGGCACACGTCTCGGTCGTCAGGAACTACTTGGCGAGATCATCGACGAGGTCGAAGGAGCATTATGGCGCGGCGCAGACATCGACGCATATCGAGTCGGCATCGACACAGTCGCCATGAACGGCGGAAGATCCATCACGTCCGACGATCCGTTCACAAAAGTCACCGGCCTCACGTTGCCAAACAGCACGCCGCCAAGCGCAAGGTCATCCGATCAGCCAGAGCTCACAGAGCCAGAGGTCAGTCCATCTAGGCAAGTCGAGATGGTCAGGATCGTGGTCGCGATCGACCCGGCCGTCTCAACTGGTGAAGACTCCGACCTGACCGGAATCGTGGTCGTGGGCAAGGGAGACGATGGCGACGGCTACGTCCTCAGCGATCGAACCCTCAAAGGCACGCCGGCGGAATGGGCGCGCAAAGCCATCCAAGCCCTCCATGACTACGGAGACATCGGGACCATCGTGGCCGAGACGAATCAAGGTGGCGACATGGTCGAGCACACCCTTCGCTCCATCGAGCACCACATCCCGTTCAAGAAGGTTCACGCCAAGCAAGGCAAGCGCCTACGAGCCGAACCGATCTCAGCCCTCTACGAGCAAGGCCGCGTTCACCACGTCGGCGTCTTCCCACAACTCGAGGAGCAGATGACTTCGTGGCTTCCCGACAGTGGCTACTCACCTGACCGACTCGACGCCTTGGTGCATGGTCTGACCGAGTTGAACTTGGCGAAGGGATCATCTGCGAGCGCGTACTTCAACAGCATCGCGCCGCCGTGTGTCCGGTGTAACTTCCCGATCGCCTACGATCAGACTCACTGTCCATCTTGCGGAGCGCCGAAAGGAACTTAGATGACTGACCCCGTTGCAACCGTTGAGGCGGCAATCCCACAGGCCGAGAAGGTCGTGGCCGCTGCTAAGGCAACTATCCAACACCCGAACACATGGGTCGCCAACATCACCACTGCCGCAGCTGCGGTCGTGGCAATCATCGCCCTGTTCCACCCCGGCTTCAAGGAGCCAGTGGCCGTCCAGACCGCGCTGTCGTCGGTCGGAACTATCGGCGCAGTGCTGACTCAGATCGTCCACTTCGCAACTCGACGCCAAGCGCAGACCGCCAAGGCAGTCGCTACCACTAGCAAGTAGGGCTATAAGTGGCAATCTGGAACCGCAAGCGCAAGGCCGTCGATAAGGCTGAACTAGTTAAGGCCATCACCGAGGAGATCAACAAGAACTTCCTCAGCCTCGCTTCTGCTGGCGGCGGCATCGTCAACTCACTACCCGGCTCACCTTCAGGCTACGCAGGCTCAGGAGGTCAGAACCTGCTTCAGACCCCTGGCACGCCGGCGATGCCACTGCCTCGACCATCGGACGCCTTCGGCTCACAGCTCGGTCCGGCGATGCCTTACCTGCCAGCGCCGCTCGATCCCGTCTTCGACGACTCAGGCCGCTCGCTTCCTCGCAAGTACCAGTACGAGGTCGCTTGGAACCTCAACCTCGACTTCCGGACGACGCCTTGGTCAACCCTCAAAGCCTTAAGCGAGCAGTGCGACGTGGTCCACCGTTGCATCGAGGTTCGCGCCGCCGAGATCTCAGGCAAGGAACTGTCCTACACCATCTCCGATCAAGCCATCACGAAGATCATGGACGAGCAGAACGTCGGCCACGCCAAGGCAAACAAGATCGCTCGCGAGATGTACGGCGAAGACATCGACATGCTTCTCCAGTTCTGGGAGAACCCATACGTTCACGGCGACCGCAGCTGGAGCGAATGGATCACCGAGTTCATGTGGCAGCACTTCACCTTCGACGGCGTCCCGATCTACCCTCGCTACAACCTTGGCGGAGACGTGATCGGCTTCGAGATCATCGACGCCAGCACGATCAAGCCGCTCCTCGACAACCGAGGCGACATTCCTCACCCACCAGCGCCGGCCTACCAGCAGGTCCTATGGGGCTTCCCTCGAGGCGAATACCAAGCCAGCCCGAACAACGACGGCGAGTTCTTCGCTGACGCTGGACAGAAGGGTGAGTTCATTCGCGACCAACTGGCTTACTTCGTCAAGAACCGTCGGTCATGGAGTCCTTACGGATACTCAGCCGTCGAGCAGGCGATCCCAATGGCGAGCCTCTACCTCGACCGTCAGCAGTGGATGAAGTCAGAGTTCTCCGAAGGCACCATGCCTCAGACCTTCATGAAGACGGACTCGGACGAACTCGATCACCTCAAACTGGCCGCGCTCGAGCGCGTGCTCAATGACACACTGAACGGCTCGACCGCCGAGCGTCACAAAATCAAGATGCTTCCGAAGTCCTTCGATCCGGTCTTCGCGCCAACCATCGACCAGCGCTACAAGTCCGAGTATGACGAATACATCATCAAGCGCGTGGCGGCCTGCTTCGGAGTTCAGCCTACGCAGCTCGGAATCATGCCTCGATCCGGTCTCGGTGGCAAAGGTCTCGCCGAAGGTGAAGAGAATCAAGTCGAACTCATGAACAAGCGTCCGACCGAAGCCTTCATACTTGACTGCATCAACGCGCTGAACCACCGCTTCCTCGGCACCGATCGCTCAATCACGGCCGTCTTCTCCGACGAGGACACCGCCAAGAACGAAGAGACGCAAGCCAAGGCGCTCCAGATGAGCCTCTACTCAGGCCAGAAGACCCTGAACGACGTGCGCTCAGAGCAAGGCGAACCGCTCTACGACATGCCCGAAGCCGACGAACCCTTCATCGTGGCTGGCAATCAGATCACCTTCCTCAAAGGCCTCCTAGAGACAGACAACGCCGGAGAGACCGTTGGTCAAAAAGAGACCGCCACAGGCGATGCTACGGACCTCTCAGGACAGATCAGTAGCGCCGCGCCGACCGCAGATGCGACCCAGAACGCACCGGACAAGGATCTCAACGAGGCCACGCTTCGGATGACACCGCCGGACACCGACATCACGACGGTCACGGCGCCCAGCGCACCCAAGAAGGCTGCCGAGTCAGACACCTTCACACCTCCC